TCGAAGAATGGGTCGACGAAAAATTAAAATATACAAGAGTCCCGGTCTTCGGCGAAAAATCAGGCCGTCAAATATCATGGATGGTATACGGCGGAACAAAATTATTAAATAACGTCCGGGGAACGCCGTTACTTGCGAATTGTCTTTATATGTTAAAAGACCTTGACCGTTATCGGGATTCTGAAGTCCGCGCCGCCGTGATTAACGCTTTATTCCCATTGTTCATAAAAAAACAGCCCGGCGCGCCGGGCGGAAGCGTCCTTGACGGCATAAAGAAACGGCAGTCCGTCGTCGAAACCCCATCCGAAACGTCCGCCGGAAACATGACGCTTCCGACATTGCCGGGAATGTTAATGAAAATGTCCGAGGGCGAAGAACTAGCCAGCCTTGCCACAAACCGCCCGAATGTCAATTTCGGGACTTTTGAAAATATCATTATTTCGGGTTTCTGCTGGACGCTTGAAATTCCGCCCGAAATCGGAATGTTAAAGTTTACAAGCTCCTATTCCGCCTCACGGCAAGCAAACAACGAATGGGACATATACCTAAAATTCCGCGCCTTCAAAAATGCAAAAGATTTCTGTCAAATAATTTATCAGGAATATGTCATTCAATCCGTTTTGAATGGGACGCTTGTTATTCCGGGACTTATGGCTGTTCTTTTTAATCCGAAGGAATGGATGGTCAGGGGAGCATGGTTAAAGTGTGAATGGGCGGGGCTGTCCCGTCCGTCCGTCGACATACAGCGCGAAGCGGGGGCAATGATTAGTTTGTTACACGTCGGCTGCGTGACGAATGATTTAATCTCCCGGCGTTTTTCGGGAAAAAGTTTCAAGGCTATTCAATACACCCTAGCCCGGGAAAGAAAACTAATGACCCGGCTGGGCTTTACTTCGGCAATAGACGAAGACTTGCAAGGCCGCCCGGTATATGATCATCCCGGCTTCCCTGACGGCGATGATTCCGACGACGATTCTGACGATAAAAACCAAAGCCCAAAAGACAATAATCAAAATTCAGACAATGGCAAAAACGGAGAGGGGGAATAAATGTTTATATTACAAGCGGAAGCGTCGCAATTTGTGCCTTTTATAAAAGAACCAGTCGCCCTTGTCGTCGTCGTCGTCGGGACGATTTTAATAATTGTCGCTAAAATAACGCTCCCAAAATACATAGAAAAAAAAGCCGAAACCAAAATAAAAAAAATCGAAAGCGACGAAAGAATATCCCTTGAGGAGAATAACCGGCTTATTGCAAATGTGGGAAACACAGCCCAAAAAATTGAAGAAACCGTCGTCGGACTAGTCGGCAAATACGACGAATTGACAAAATCAATTCAAAGTCAGGCGCAGTCAAACGCCCGAATATCCCGGCAAATAGACCTTCTCACTTTTTATAATACCGACGTCGAAATCATAGACCGGCTTATTGCCCTTAATTGGTGTTTTAAGGCTGGCAAGAACGGGAAATTGTTTCAAGACGGCTGTAAACTTATCGTCGCTAATAAGTCGACATGGTTATGGGTTCTTGAGCATGATCACTACAAACAGCCGGAAAACGAAAACTATCAAAAAATATTAGCGAAAATCGACAAAAGTATATTTTTTATTTAGGAGGTCTTTATGAAAGACACAAAACGGGGGCAATTATTCGGGTTAATAATTGCGACACTTTTTACAGGCGGAATGATATTTTTTATCAGGGACACCGCTTCGGCTTCGGCCATCGCCATGACCTTTTTGGCGATTGTCGGAGTATTTATTGGACTTGACATTGCTTTAATGATCAAGAAAACCGCCGAAATGCCGACCGGGTACAAACATATAAACATACATCGCTATATTGCCGGGCTTATTATTTTTTCCCTCTTGCTAGTGGAAACCTTTTATATTTCCGCCGCCTTCGGGCGAAATTGTGATTCGCTTTATACAAGTTTCGGAATTGGTTTTCTTGTTATAATCGGCGGACTTATTGCCGGGGTCGAAGGAAATAAAATTGCGACGGGGGAACAACCGCAAAGCCCGGCGACGGAATAAAACTTGCGACGTCGCAAGTTAAAAAGTTAATAGAGGGGGTTAATATGTGGGGATATATTGTTTTGGGCGTCTTCGTTCTTTTTGTCATTACTAATTTTGCCAGTTTTTTAACCGGTATGTCAAGGGGACACAAACAGGCGACGGCGGAATATAACGCCGAAATAATAAGGCAACAAGAAGACGCCAAACTTTACGACCAAATTAAGCAAGACATAAAACAGGGGGTAACGAAAGATGCCGAAGACAAAAAAGCGGAACTGGCCGGTCATTCTAATTCTAGGGATCAGTTTAATGCTATTAACGACAGCCTGTCAAACAAACCAAAGAATTAAATATGTGTATGAAGTCCCCGACGTTACCTTCCCGACGTTTCCCCCGCCGGATTGCGTAACCTTCGACGAAGACACAGGGCTGGTTTCCTTGCCTTTATGGTATTGGCTTTTGATTGCGAATTATAAAATCGACGTCGACGCCATAGAACAATATATAGAGTCCCTGCGGAAATTGCAAAGGGACAAACTGGGTATTAACGGAGGGACACAATGAAAATTCAAGAAAAGTATTTGCCGGAAAATCCTTTTTCAAGACCCGGAACGCCCCTCGGCAAGGTCAAGGGGATTGTCATTCACTGGGTCGCAAACCCCAAAACAACGGCGGAACAAAACCGCAATTATTTTGAATCCTTAAAATCGCAAAGTATCACCGACCCGCAGAAACGGTACGCAAGCGCCCATTTTATAATCGGGCTTGAGGGCGAGGTCGTTCAATGCCTTTTGGAAACCGAAGTCGGCTATCACGTCGGCGCTGACAAGTATACTGACCGGGCGAAAAGCGAACTTTCTTCATATCCGAATAATTGTACGCTGGGGATTGAGCTATGCCACATAAACTGGGAAGGGGAATTCACCCCGAAGACGCTTCAGTCATGTAAGGAATTAGTCCTTGAATTATGCGAAAGGTACAATTTGGGCGAAAAAAATATTTACCGCCATTTTGACGTAACCGGCAAGGACTGCCCCCGGCTTTTTGTAAAAAACCCCGACCAATGGGAACGGTTTTTAACCTTCGTTTTTGACGGAAAATAGGCTATTCCGGCTTTTTTTTGCGGGGGCGGCCTTTTCCCGGTACATTTCGGATAATTTCGAGAGCCGCCCTGTCATAAACAGCGTCTTTTGTTATCGGCTTTATTTTAGCCACTAAAAGACGCTGTTGTACTGCATCCGGCGTTATTTCTAGGATTTCCGCCATTTCCTTGATTGTTAGACCTTCCATTCTTACATTTTCGCCTAAAAAAGAAGAAAAATCAAGTTTTTAACTATGATTTTACTTGACAATAATCATAGTTATAACTATGATTATATCAACGGATATCAACGTATATCAAAAACATAGGGGGATTGTATGGGACAAATTATCAATTTTATCGAAGCACGGGACGCGCTGGTCGTAAACAGGATAAAACAGCGTTTACAGCAGGCAGACGAGGAACGGCAAGAAAGGATGCCGAAAAAGAAAGCCGTGGTTATTTCCGCCCTGCCGGGAGAGCCGGTTCCGGCGGAATATCAGGATTTGCGCCCGTTCCTGCAACGGGACGGGCTTGTCTTGCTGTCATGGGCGGTATGGAATGACCATAAGGAATACGGGCCTTGTTACCGGGTCAACTGGGGCAAGTCATGCGGGAAACACAGCCGTTATTGCTCATCCTTCACGGACGAAGCATTTCTTAGCGAAGTAATGCCCGTCCGAAACGGCGATTTTAACTGGCGGGAAGGCATCGCCGGAACGTCGGCATGGAATTATTCGGAAAAAGACATAGCGGACATTGTGTTTCTGGCCGCGCCTAAACTTACCGGAAGGGAGATTCCGTCCTTTGTCCGCCTGCTCAAGGCCGCCGGGGTAACGGTTGATTTTGATTATGATTTTAGCCTCGGGAAAGCCAAAGAAATAGAATTCAGGCGATTCGAAGCGGAAATTACCGCCCTTGCGGAAAAATTACATGAAGGAGTGCCGGTATGAGCGATTTACAAATTTTCAAAATGCGTAAAGAATCCAGATACAAAGCCATTATAGGCAAGATTGAAATACACCGCGCGGAAATGAAACTGGTACAAACGGAAGAACGGAAGTTGGGCGATCTGTTTGTATCCGGCTATAACCGAGGTATTCAGGACGGGCTGGAAGCGGCAATCAACATCATCAAACGAATGGAAGATGAATACTACTGCAAATTAACGGATGCCTTACTTAAAAAGGCTAAAAAGAGGGCGAAACTAGCCATAAATTGATTATGGTCAAATTATAGGAGGATCGTATGAACGATTTACAGGTTTTCAAATTTGAAAACGAGGAAGTCAGGGTTGTTATGAAAAACGGCGAACCCTGGTTTGTGGCGAAAGATGTATGTGATATTTTAGGGCTAGATCAGCCCGGCAATTCTATGAGAAATTTCCCGGATAACGAAAAGGGTATGTATACTATACATACCCTTGGCGGAAAACAGGAAATGCTCATTGTCAACGAACCCGGTCTGTACCGCCTTGTATTCCAAAGCCGCAAGCCGGAAGCCGAGGCATTCAAGACATTGGTATTTACGGAGGTACTTCCTACAATCCGCAAAACCGGAACCTACACCGTACCGGGCCGGGAAGAAAAACCCCTGAAAGAACCATCGGCGGCCAAAATAAAAGAAATAAGAATGGCCCACAGCAAAGGGGTGGTAACCGTCAACGAGTACCGCCAAAAAGCCTTTAACCTGCCCCCATTTGAAATTGACGCCCCCCTCGAAGTGCCGAATCCCGGCAAGCGTACCACAGCCCCGCCGGTAGAAAAAATCCGGCCTTCCGACGAGCTTATAAAATTTGTGGATGAAAATATTGAGTTTACCGGCAATTCGGAAAATTTTATCCGGCTGTCCGATGCGTACGAGCGGTATGCCCGGCAGGTTGAAAAACCCTTGTCCCGTTTTACTTTCACTTATACCCTGCGGGGTTCCTTTAACCTTTTGTGCCGCCAAAAGAAATTAGGCGGTTATCCTACATCCGTTTTTCTCGGGTGTAAATTCAAGACGGGGGATCAATAAAAAAGCCCGAAGTTAATAGCCAGGATAATATCAATAAATAATAATCTACCCATGATTCGATTAAGTATCGACGACATGATCGCGGACTTCGGAATTAGCAATTCTAAAATCGTCGAACAATTAAAACCTATAACGCCCGGCGAAGAAATCGAAATCGAAATCAATTCCCCCGGCGGGTATTGCGTCGAAAGTAACGCCATTTTTAACACAATCAGGGAATACGCCAAGTCACACCCCGTGTCTGTTTTTATTAACGGAATCGCCGCTTCCGCCGCAAGTGTCATCGCCCTGGCCGCCCGGACGGTAGACCCGAAAGCGAAGGTTAAGGTCAGCGAAAATTCAATATTTTTTATTCACAATCCCATTGACGGACGCTTCGGCGATTATCGGGAACTACAAAAAGGGGCTGATTACTTGCAACGGCTGGCGGCTATGTATGCCGGGATATATTCGGGCGTGTCCTTGCAAACAGTTAAAAAAATTCAGGAAGCAATGGACGGCGAAACTTATTATATCGGCAAGGAAATTCAAGACGCCGGGTTTGCAAACAGCCTTGAATTGATAAACGAAAATTCCGCGCCGGAATCCCGCGCTTCCATGATTGCGTCCGCCGAAATGTCAATCGCCATCGTAAAAGAAAAAATGAAAGAAAACAAAAACGCCCCCGATTTGGAAAAAGCGGCGGCGTTACTTGAAACAACGGCGTCGAATATGAAACTGGCTATTCAGGGGGGAACCCCAAACAATAGCGACGGCAGTTTGCCTGTCGGAACAAATAAAAAACCGGGGGAGAAGACTCCCGCCGGGGGGAAGGTGGGAAAGATGACCCCTGAAGAATTGTTAGCGCAAAACCCCGATTTATACAAAGCGGTTTTCGCGCTCGGTCAAAATGCGGAACGTGAGCGCGTCACGGCCCATTTGAAACTTGCCAAAGAGTCGCAGGCATATGAAGCGGCCGCAAAGTTTATCACGGAAGGCGCTTCGGTTATGTCCGAATCCGTCCAAGCGGAATATTTAACCCTTAACATGAGGGCAAAACAAAACGGGAGTCGGTTAGGCGACAATCCGCCGGACTTGAATCTTCCCGATACCAGCGCGGACGACGCCCAAGTTTTGGCCGCATTTGAAAACGGTTACGCCGGGAAGCCGCTTCAAACACAAAGGAAGGTGTAAATATGGATACCCGAAAAGTAGTAAATAAAAGCCTCCTTCAGGGCGACAACGATTTTGAAACCGGGATTATAACGGTCGACGCCGGAGCCACGGTCCCCGCCGGAGCCTTTTTGAAAAGGAATTCCAACGGCAAATTTTCGGTCGTTACCAACACGGAAAATGAAACTCCCGTCGC